TGTCTACGGCGATGCGGTCGGCGGTCAAATTGATAGCCGCAACGCCTCAGATGATGTCATTTTGAAAGCTATTCAACTAATGCTGGGATTGGGTGAGCCTGTAAAACGTTCAGAATTGTCTATGGGGCCAGATTTCAAACAGACATTTGTAGATGGATATTTTGAGGTGGTTGAATTGATGAAACAGTCTGGTCTTCTGCAGGATCAAGAAGAAAATGAGAAAGTCAAGAAATGGATTGAATCTCACAAGGGCGTTGTAGGTTCAAGAGTTAAACACCCATCGTTTGGAACTGGTGAAGTAACAGAAATCAAAGGCAACACTATCACCATTGATTTTGTAGACCAAGGGAAAAAATCTCTAGCACTTGAGGCAGTCGTAGAAAGCAACCTTTTAGAATTTTAATCAACCAGCTTAAATGCTGGTTTTTTCATTCAATAATCTTACTTTTTTAAACACTTTTAAATAAAAAGTTTAAATCTCTTTGAGTTTTTTGTTGACAAACTATCTTATATGATATATAATATACTTATAAGATAAATAAAGGAGAAATAAAAATGGAAATCAACAACGACATCAAAGACTTAATTTTGGAATATGTAGGACGATACTTCAGATATGAAAATGATTTCTATAAGCTACCAGGTATCAAGTTCACTGATGCCAACTGGCAGAGATTCAAGAGTGGTGAGACCTCTATCGAGAAGATGGGCGCTGCAAGAGTAAATGCTATGCTTGATCACTTATTTGAAGACTTTGAATTGGCTATGATTGGCAAGGCTCAAACTCACTATTATTTCAGCAATTCACTTAAAATGAATATGACATTCTACGCTTACTATGACCAATTCAAGAAGCAACAACTTATTAAATGGATTGAGAATAGCCGTGAAGACGTTATCGGTGGTGCAGGTCGCATGTATACTGCTGATGGGAACTGGATATGTAGCGCTTATTTGAAAGTAGCCTTGGAGAGTAGCGATTTAGGAGATGGGTCATATATGCTTCAAATGCGATTCAAGAACTATTCTCGTGATCCAAGACCAATTCCAGCCGGTCGTCAAAATCGTCTTGAATGGATTGAGAAGAATTTGGAGAATATTCGATGAGAGAGAATATAATCGGGCAGTGGTTCAATCGTCTCGTTGCCATAGAAGATGACGGGACGAGGTCTTCTAAAGGAGATATCAAATGGCTCTGTCAATGTGATTGTGGAAATCTATATCATGCGCTCGGATATAGATTGAAAAACGGTCTAACCAAACGTACAGCAAAAGCCGTGAAAAATCACGGCTTCTATTTGACTCCAAACACCTCACTTTATATACTTTGTCCTTTTTCCTCCAGTTCTTGCCTCTCATCGCTTCTCTCACGTTCCATGAGGGCTTTTTTATTTGCACGTTGTGCCCTCTGAAGAGAGTTAGTCAGATTTCTCATGAAATCTGTATTGATGATTGCTTTACCTTGGGATTGTTGGATGTTTTTTCTTTGCAGGTTCTTCCTTTCTTGCATTTTATGTGAAACAGCTTGAGCTAACTGACTTTTCTGATTGCTTTCTTCCTCTGGCAATATTTTTTGATAGAGTGATTTTAGTTCAGAAAATCCTTTCGCATTCTCCTGTTTTAATTTTTGAATAATCGCTTGATCAGTCGTTTGTGAAATTTCCTTGTTTCGACTGTAAATCTGATGTTTCAGCTGAAAAATTGAGATATGGGTCTGTAGCTCTTCTATATAGCTATCTTTCGTCACAGGATAGCCCTTTAGAATAGTCAGCACTCCTTCATCTTGAAGAGGTTGAACTGCGACTAATTCTAGCTTCAAACGTTTAATAGGTGCTTGAATTGCTAATGAATCAGCCTTTTCTACTGAAAATGAAACGCTATCTTCAAACTGGTTAGCAAGAGATTGTTTTAGAGATTGATCTGCTTCACCTAGTTTATAATTTGGGGTCAGTTGCAATTCAGTCAGCTTCAGTCTTTGAAGAATCTCCTTCTTTTTTAATTCAACAAATGGCTTATCCGTTTCAAGTGGTTGAATTTGATCAAAGAGAGTTTTACGAACTAATAAACTACTTTGTTTTTCTTCCAATAAACTCAATTTCAATGCATAGCGAAATGTTCCTAACTCCTGGCGTTCTTTCAATGATCGATCGCTTTTCTTTTTGGCCGCTTCTACAAGATCTTTCAAATCAGCTGAAGAAAATAGCGACAAGTCTCTTAAACTAAGTTGCTTCTCCAGTAAGTCTTCTTTCATTTGACTCACATCATAAACTAATTCCCTAACATATTCAGGACGTCCCAAACCTGTTCCGTGTTTATCATAAGCAGCATAGACTGGTTTTGTGATTTCAAGAGGTTTCGCCCCATCTTTTAGATCATAACCCAGTTTTTTCCAGGCATCTAGTGTTTTGATAACACTTGCGTTAGGATCCTGGGCTAAAATTAATTTTTGATTCTTTACTGAGAAATTGGCCAAATTTTTTTCCAGCCGAACGTCAGCTATTTCAGGAGCATTCTCACGAAATAGGTGCAAGATTTTATTTGCTAGTCGTTCTCTCAACTCCTTCTCTCGACTCGCAATTAATTGCTGCAGATGAAAGCCTGCAGCTTCCTGTTGTGTTTTCTCAAAACGACCATCAACTTTCCGAATCTTTTCGTAGGTTGATTTTTTTTCAGCTGAATAAGCTCCTCTATAAGTTTCTAGGAAGTCCTTCGTTTCTTTCAGAAATTCTTGATAGAGCTCTTTCCCATCATTTTCTAAATAGGAATCCAGATAGCGGTTGATGAAGAATTTACTGACTGCAAAATCTCTTGCATTTGATCCATAACGCCATTTTTTATCCATTGGCAAATGGTTGTAAGCCTGCTCCAAAAAATTTTTTTCAGCCGAAGAACGAACCTTCTGATCTCTAAACACAGAATTGATCAACTCACTTCTGATATTGGCCAAGATTTGTTCTCGTCGAACAATCATTTCTCTAGTCTGTTCATTCAACAGACCATGAAAAACATCACTTTTAAAACGCTCAATGGTTTTCTGGGAAAAGTTACCTCTATATTCCATTCGTCCACGTGGCCGATAGAAAAATTTATCTCTTGCAGATTCAACTTCAGATAAACCAAAATGCACATGAATATTATCCGTGTTCAAGTGAATGTTAGCCCACCAAAATGATGAGTCGGATAATCCTTCTTTTTCAATCAATCTTGGCAATGCTTCACGTATGACCGACTTGATGGCTTGCTGATCAACTTTCCCAGTTTCCAGATCATATAATCCCTCCTTGGCCAAAAAATCATTATCAAAAGAGATAACACCCTGCCATAGAAGAGAGCCATTTTGATAAGCCTGCTCTAACTTACTTTTCAATTCAGTTACTTTGCTACGTTGCAAGTAATTGGCTTCTTTTGTAAAAATCGCTGTCATCTCTTCATTTTGATTTTCAGTAGCATAAGAACGATTCATATAATCGATGTACTCCTGGAAATTAAGTTTTGTTTCTGGGACCTCAGCTTGGATTTTTTGTATCTTATCTTCAGTTAGAGACTCAATATTTTGTCTGTGTGTTTCTAAATTTAATTCATTATCAACCTCGACAGCTTCGTCTCTATTGGTGTAGTCTACAAACCCACTATTTGCTTCCGTATATTGCAGCATGAAGGTAATACTTGGACTAGAAGACACGTTCATTATTTTCCTCTCTTTGAATTAAAATAGTCCATTTTTTCTTAAAAGAGCATAGTCTTTTAATAACGGTTGTAATTCTTCAGGTTCAACTTGAAAATCATTAATCCACCGTCCTGATTGAGAAATATGTAATTCTTTTTGCTCTTCAATAAATTGCATGGGAATCAATAAGATATTTGGTTTTTCTAACTCTGAACCACTTTCTCGTTCTAAAAAGGCGACAATAAAATCTTGATTTCCTTTTGTCCTCAATTGCCAGTGATGGGAGTTCCCGTTTTTCCTTTTATACAATGAGCTGTATTTTACATCAATCGTTAGACCATCTAGCCAAAAATCATATACCGGATTATTTTTCTTGAAATACTTATTCGCATCCGTTGCATCTGGAACATACTTTTGAAAAAGCTCCTCGGCCATTCCCCCGAGCTTAGCTGTCCTAGAACCATACTGAATTTTATCTTGAATTTTAAGGCAGCCACTCTTTATTAATTTCAAATGAGCTATATGAGTTGGCAGCCCTGACTGTTTCACCGCTTCATGAAAATCTCCTGTTTCTAAATAGATTTCAACAATATCTACCATTTACTGTACCTCAATGAGAATGTTTGATAGTTTGACCACGTGCAATATCTTCTTGAATAATATCGTTGATTCGTGCCATCAATTCATGTTGTGTAGGATCCAATCGTGAATGAATAGATTCCAATTCTTGAACATCAAAATCATCTTTCGTAATAGCATGAAAGTTGGTTAGCGTTAGATAGAGAATTTGATCAAGTTGACGATGAATTGCCTTGTTATCATTTCCAGAATCAAAGGTATCCCCCAAATTTTTTTCCAGCTGAGTCAGTCGCTCATAGAAATTTTTTCCTTCTCCTAATTCAATAAAAAGTTTATAAAAAACTTCAATCAAAGTGACAAGCGTTGCTGAATTATTTCGATACTGTTTCTGCAAAGCTGACGATTGTTTCAAGTAGGATTTTATTTCCTTAAATTTTTCATGTGTTCTTTAATATTCAACCAGGATATAAAATCAATTATTTGACAGGATCATCTCAGAAAATT